CGGTTTTTGTTCCTAAATTGACAGCAATTGTGCCTGTCGAATAGACCGAATCTTTATTTCCCCAAAGAGACATCTGGTTTTACCTGCTTACAATAGTTCTTATGAAAGTATTTATAAAAAAAATACAGTTGAATAATTAAACTTTTACAACCTTACCTACATTCTTAGGTTCACCAAGTGCTGGTAATCCAAATGGAATTGGGATTGGTGGAATTGGGATTGGTGGTTTTGGTCCCGGTACTGATCCCGGTCCACTCCTTGGTGGGGTCGGTGTTGGGATTGGGGTTCGTGTTTGTGTTTGTGTTTGTGGAGTTGTTTGTGTGCCAGTTCTCGTGCCAGTTCCCGTCGTTGTGTCTGGTTTTGTAGGTGGAGTTTCTGGTTTTACAGGTGGTTTTACAGGTGGTTTTACAGGTGGAGTTTCTGGTTTTACAGGTGGTTTTACAGGTGGAGTTTCTGGTTTTACAGGTGGTTTTACAGGTGGAGTTTCTGGTTTTACAGGTGGTTTTACAGGTGGAGTTACTGGTGGTTTGATTACTGGTGGTTTGATTACTGGTGGTTTGATTACTGGTACTTTGGGAACAAATGCCCTAATAATTTGTCCAGTTTTTGGATCAGTAAGCACTTTAAGCATAAACCCGGCAGGAACTTTAAGTGCTGATGCAGCTGCTGCTGCATACTCATCAAGAACTTCAACACCTAAAACTTCAGCGCCAAGTTCTTCCGCTAAACGATTTGCTAACTCTCGGTCTGACTCTTCCCAGGTGTTAATATCGTTATGTTCGGAGAGTTCGGATTCACTTTCCCATTCCCCTTCATTTTTTTTTTCTTCCGTTGAGGATCTCATTTCTTTAGGGGTTAGTCCAAGTTGATTTTCATCAATCTGTATTTCGTATCTCCAATCAGAAAGAGATTCTGATCTTACTTTTTTCTTTTTGATTGCTTTACCAATTGCTTTGCGACGATTATGAAGATACTTATCTGTTTTATCAACATCATCATCATTATCGATATCAGCATTTTCTTGACCTACTGGGTCAAGTGCTTCCTTCACACCACCAGGTTTGTTGTTGATTTGAGTTGGTGCTTTTTCCGATGATCCAACTTCAACAACAGTTTTATATCTCTTTCTCAAGTCCGAAATCTTTTCCCTAGGAACTTTTTTCTCAAATACTCTACCATCTTCTGTGGTAATTCTCACAAGAACCCTTTCGCTTTCCTCAGCAATCTGTTCACCTTCTGGTTCATAAGAATTTCTCAGTTTTTCTCTCATTGCATCAAATTGATTTGCATAAGATCCAGAACCACCAAGAGTGGGGCGTTGTCCTGAGTTAACTGCTGCATTTGTTTGTTGTCTTCTTCTCTGATCTCCTGCTGCTCTGGTTGCATCAGATGCTAGTGGATTTTTAATTTTCAATCTTGCAGGTCCAAGATAACCATCGCCAGGTTCTTCCTGAAGTTGATTTCCTTCTAGATCATAAGATTCACCAGATGCTCGTTTCATAGCATCCTCTTTATTCTTTCTCATTTGTTTTGCAACATTATATGCTTTTTTTGCAAGATAAGCTCCACCAACACCAATACCCAGTGCGGCACCAACTGCTAATGGATTTTCAGATAGTTGCTCTTTTCCCTCTGGTTCATATCCAGCGGATAATGCAACCTGACGAATTTGTGCTTTCTGTTCACCAGGAAGATTGGAGTTTGCAATATACTTATCTAAATACTGTTTGATTTCAAGATCGGTTTTACCCTGCGCTCTCATTTTAGCAACTCTCGATTTTAAATCATATCGAGTTTGTGTTGCGGTAGTTTTGACATCACCACGAAGTTTTCTTCTCTCTTGAAGATCACTCTCATCTAAAATTTCCGATCTCAAATTTTTATATACTTCCGCCCAGGGATTAGACATAGTAACTAAATAAAAAATCTTTTACTAGACTTATTTATAAGACGACTTAATTTTAATCTTACCACTAAAAGGTTTTATTAGTTGTCCTGGGGTGTATTCTTGTGCATGTTTTCTATATTCACAGGTTCCAACTTCATATACTTCTTTCACATCTGTAATCCATGCCTTAAACATATTTCCATCTTCAGTCACACAAATTAAATGATTAGATCCTCTTCTAGTAACTCTTCCTATTTCTCCAGTATTAATTTTCTCAACTAAAGTTCCCTCATTTAAAATATTACCCGCAACATATTCTTCTCTTATTTGATCTGAAGTTAAATCAAATAAAACTGGTTGAGATAACTTGGTTGACTTTGAAATGAATTCTAAGAAATTTTTCATTTATTATTTAACAACAAATGTATTAATGCTGTTTTTTGTTTGGTAAGTTTACTTTTCAAATCCTTAGATTTGCTTGTTTTAATTTGAGACTCCAAATATTTAATATAAGACAAAAGTTCTTTTGATTTTAAATTCATTGTATAAAAAAGTCCTCATCTTTATTTAGATAAGGACAAATTTGAATAATGTATTATTTATGTCATACATCTCCATCGCTTCTATTTTCCGATTTATGAACTGAAAATGTTCCTTCTGGATAACGAGCACTTAATTTTTTATAATTCATTTCAAGAATTTCTTCAAAGTTAGTATCAAGAGCCATACATGCTTGAGCAATATACCAACAAATATCACCGAGTTCACGTTTCATGTGAAACACATTATCCTCATTATAAGGTTTTCCTTGTAATAGAATTTTTTTTACAATCTCAGTAAACTCACCTGCTTCTGCACTGATGCCAAGAGCAGCAGTTAAGAGACGAGATACATCAGCATCATCGGTTACTTCCAATTCAGTCATGCGTGAAAGAAGTTGTGCAAAATCTTTACTTGCTGGACTTGTAGTTTCTCTAACAAAATCAATATATTTGTTTGTATCAATAACTTGTTCCATTAAAATTTAAATTCCTCGAATGATTTTTTTAAAGGTGATAAATTTTTATTATACTCTATATCTTGTCCGCTGTCAATTATTTCCTTTTGTGCTGATTGATCAACATCATACAGTCTCATTTTTGCGCGATCAATACCAATAACAAACCTCTTAAATATTGTCGGATCATTATAACGGTTCTTAAGTTGTTTAACCATAATTTGTCCAAGGTTATCTAGTTCTTCAGATGATATGAGAGCAAACATAAGATCAGCAGTAGCAGGAAGACCAAATGATTCTGATGTGTCAGTAAGATCAACATCAGAATTTCCATAACCTGAACGAGTAGTTTGAGTAGCACTTACAATTGGAACATTATTTTCAACAGCAAGGCCACGAAGTTCTTCCGCTATTGACTTTACATAGGTGTATGAATTTACTGCGGAACCTTTATACCTAGATGATGCACAAATATTCAAATAGTCTACAAAAATAATATCAGGTTTAAATGATTTCTTCAGGGACAATTCATTTAACAAAGATTTGAAATGCCCAGAGTGGGCAGATGCTGTGGGATACTCCTTAATAATTAATTTACCTTGAGTTTTTTTAGATAGTTTATTGATCTTAGTTTCAAAATCACCATGAGACAAGTTCATAAGAGATTGAATATTTACGTTCAAAAGATTTGCATCAATACGTTCTGCAATCTTTTCCTCAGACATCTCCAGAGTGATATACAAAACATTTTTGTTTTGTAGTAAAACAGAACTGGCAAGATGGCACATAAACAAAGACTTACCCACGCCAGTGCCTGCAAGAGCAACATTGAGAGTCTTATTAGGAAGACCACCTTTTGTGATCTTGTTGAAGAATTCCAAATCAAAAGGAATCTTCTCTTCGTCTCTATGATAGAACTCGAATCTGGATTCGAAGTCGTTAATGTAGTCATGTCCGATATTGTGATCAAAAGATACTGCTAATGCTTCACTTAAGATATGTGGAATAGCATCACGATTTTGTTTATCAGATTCATCATCAGCAATCTGAATTGATTCCATCAATGCCAAATAAATGGCACGATCACGACACCACTTCTCAGTAGTATCAAGTAACCATTGATAATCCGAAGAGTTATCACTAATATTTGCTA